GTGTTATTACCGTTGAAGAAGCTAAAGGTATGGAAACAGAATTAAAGACTGTTGAAGGTCTTCAATTTGACAGAGGTTATTTATCTCCTTATTTTGCAACCAATGCAGAAAAAATGGAAGCTGAATTGGAAAATCCAATTATTCTAATTTATGAAAAGAAAATTAGTTTAATGTCTGACTTACTTCCTATTTTAGAAAAAGCAGTTGCAACATCTAGACCACTTTTAATTATTGCAGAAGATGTTGATCAAGAAGCGTTAGCTACTTTAGTAGTTAATAGAGTAAGAGCTGGTTTGAGAGTATGTGCAGTTAAAGCTCCTGGGTTTGGAGATAAGCGAAAAGAAATGTTAAAAGACATTGCAATATTAACAGGAGGTACTGCATTATTTGAAGAAATGGGGCATAAATTAGAAGATGCTGAAATATCTCAATTAGGTGAAGCTGCTAAAGTTGTAGTAAGCAAAGACACTTGCACAATAATAGATGGAGCTGGAGAGAAAGACGCTATTGTAGCTAGAATAAAAGAAATTAAAGCTCAAATAGATTTAGCTAAATCAGATTTTGAAAAAGAAAAATTACAAGATCGTTTAGCTAAATTAACAGGCGGTGTTGCAATTCTTTATATTGGTGCTGCGTCTGAAGTAGAAATGAAAGAAAAGAAAGATAGAGTAGATGATGCTTTACATGCTACGCGAGCTGCAATTGAAGAAGGTATTGTACCCGGTGGTGGTATTGCATTAATAAGATGTTTGCATTTATTAGAAAATCTTAAAGGTGATACTGAAGATGAGACTGTAGGTATTCAAATTATTAAAAGAGCTATTGAAGAACCTTTACGTCAAATTTGTATTAATGCAGGTACAGAAGGAGCTGTGGTAATTGAAGAAGTTCGTAAAGGATTATCTGACTTTGGATATGATGCACGAACAGGTGAGTATGTTAATATGATTGAATCTGGAATTATTGATCCAACCAAAGTAACTAGAATAGCTTTACAAAATGCGGCATCAGTAGCTTCAATGATTATGACAACGGAATGTGCAATTGTTCCGATTCCAGAAGATATTAAACAGCCTCAACAAAATCAAGAATATTAATTTGATTATTCAAAAGAATATCTTATATTAAATTAAATAAATAAAAAAAATACAAAATGGAAAAAAGTAAATTTATAGGCTTTGTTAATCGTTACTTCTTAGCAGGTAATACAGATTCAGCAAAGTTAGTAGTAGAAGATAAAAAATTGACTACGAAATTCATTAGCACAGATCAAAATGTAATTGGTGAAGTAACTCTTAACACATTCGATGCCCCAGATGCGGTATTAGGAGTGTATGCAACTTCTCAATTAGTTAAAATGCTTTCGGCGATAGATGAGAAAATGGATATCTCTTTTGGCGAAGTAGATAAAAAAATCTATTCAATGAACTTTAAAGATCAAGCTACTAACGTAACTTACATGTTAGCAGATTTATCAGTTATTCGTCAAGTTCCTAATTTAAAATCACTTCCTGACTTTGATGTTAAGATTGAATTGAATAAAGAATTTTCAAGTAACTTTAAAAAAGCGGCTAATGCATTGCCTGAGTCTGATAACTTCGGTGTTATGTGTGATGGTGAAGAAACTAAAATTATTATCAATCACTCGAGTGTGAACACCAATCGTATTGTTTTTAAGACAAATCCTAAAGAGTTCAAGCAAATGGATACTGTATGTTTCTCTGCTAAATTATTTAAAGAAATTTTAAATGCAAATGCAGACGCGACAGGAATGTTAGAAGTGTCTTCTAAAGGATTAGCTAAAGTAACTTTTGAAAATGCTGAATACACTTCAGCATATTATTTAGTTAAATTAACTATTTCATAAGCATGGCAAAAAAGAAAAAAGAAGTAACGATTGAAGATTGTGTGTTAGTTGCACGCAGTCTTCATTCTATGTTACACGAGTTTTACGCTGTGAAGTCAGAGTCAAGTATATACTCTAATATTATTACAGTAGAAGAATTAATTAGATCTTTAATTAAAAAATAATATGTTTGGAAATTCAGAACACACAATTTGGACAGAAAAATATCGTCCAGATGATTTAACTGGATACGTTGGTAATCAATCCATCGTAGATAAAGTTAAAATTTATATAGAAAGTGGAGATGTTCCACATTTATTATTTTATGGTACAGCAGGTACTGGTAAAACTACTTTAGCTAAATTAATAGCAAAGAATATAGATTGTGATTTGATGTATATTAATGCATCAGATGAAAACAATGTAGATACAGTTAGAGAGAAAATTAAAAGTTTTGCTAGCACTATTGGGTTTCGTCAATGGAAGTTAATTATACTAGATGAAGCTGATTATTTAACTCCTAATGCACAAGCAGCGTTACGTAACTTAATGGAAACATTTTCAAAGACTACTAGATTTATTTTAACTTGCAACTATGTTGAAAAGATAATTGATCCTATACAATCTCGATGTCAAGTGTTTGGTATTACTCCTCCGTCAAAAAAAGACGTAGCAATTAGAATGAATACAATACTTCAAATAGAAAAAATAAAAGCAAAGCCAGAAGATTTAGTTTCAATTATCAATGCAGGATATCCTGACATAAGACGTATACTTAATTCGTGTCAAAGGCAAGTAATTAATGGAGAATTAACAATAGATAAGCAATCTTTAATTGAAGCTAATTATGCTGACAAAGTTATTGAATTGCTATCTGCTAAATTAGATAAAAAACAATTATTTACTTCCATACGTCAATTAATAGCTGATTCTCAAGTTAAAGATTACACAGCTTTATATAGACATCTATATGACAATGTAGATACATTTGCAGTAGGTCATATAGCAGGAATTATTTTAATTATTGCTGAAGCTCAATATCAAGATTCTTTTGTAGTAGATAAAGAAATAAACATAATGGCAATGTTTGTAAAAATTATTAATGAATTAAATTAATGTTATGAAAAAAACTTTTAATGGTCAAGGACAGCAACCACAACAAGGTCCGAAAATTGACATCAATAAAACAACTGCAATTGTATGTGATAATACAGAATGCGAAAATGATATGTTTATGTCTGCTATGAAATTTAGAAAAGTATCTAAATTAATTGCTGGTACTCCTAACGATCAAATAGTACCTGTACAGATTTTTATATGCACAGCTTGTGGAAATGTAAATAAAGAATTTGATTTGAACATTGGATAAGACTAAAACTATATTTGACCATTTAGCAGGTATCACTTCTAGTAAAGTGTCATGGAACAAATTATCTGATTTAGATAAAAAATCATTTTCTGTTTATTTGATAAATAGATGGCTTTCTATGAATATGGACTTCATTGAAATAGTTAATGAATTTCAAAAATATACTATTGGTCAAATTACTCCGCAAGAGACGTATAAAATATATTATGATTTTTTGCCTAAACAAAAGCAATTTAACAAATATATCAAAGGTAAAAAAGCAGAAAAATACAATCAAGAATTGATTGAATTACTGTCAAAGCACTTCTTAATAAGTGAGAAAGAAGCCATGGAATATTTGGATATGTCTCAGAATATAAGTTTAACTCCGATTAAGGAAATAGTGAAAAAATACGGAAAATCAGATAAGGATGTTGAGCGTTTATTTAAAATTGCAAAATGATCAAAGGAAATAATATGGCTATAATTTCTATTAGCGGAAAGATTGGAAGTGGTAAGGATACCATTGCAGATATTATTATGCAATATACTCCATATCATCGTTGGCAAGTAAAAAAGTTTGCAGGTAAGTTAAAAGACATTGCAGAAATTTTAACAGGAGTTCCAAAAATTAATTTTGAAGATCAAGAATTCAAACAGCAAGACATGGGCCCTGAATGGGGAATGACTTATCGAGATTTGCTTCAAAAATTAGGCACTGAAGCTATGAGAAATGGATTACATAAGAATGTATGGGTGAATGCTTTATTTGCTGATTATCAATTCAATATTGATGAAGATGAGCAAGTAGCCTATTGGATTATTACCGATTCTAGATTTCCAAATGAATTAGCAGCTGTAAAAGAACATAACGGTATTGCTATTAAAGTAATTCGAGATTCAGGTAATACTATTGGAACTACTCACACTTCAGAAACAGCATTAGATGATTATACCGATTGGGATTATGTTATTAATAACAATGGTACTCTTGAAGAACTTAAAACTCAAGTATTATCTATTTTAGAAAAAGAAAGTCTTTTGAAATACGCGGGACTTTAATTTGGTACTTACATAAGAATTTCTTAAATTTATATTATATAAAAATAAGTTATGGCAGTAAGTTCACTCAATCAGTTATTTAAAGCAGTCGCTCCTGTTAAGAAGGAAGGCGATAAGACTATTTCATATAGTCAATATGCTATGTGGTCTAGCTGTCCACAAAAATGGAAATTAACATACGTTGATAAAATTAGATTAGGAGGGCCTTCAATACATACAGTATTTGGATCTGCATTTCACGATACCATTCAATGGTATTTGCACATCATGTTTAGCGATTCAGTTAAAGCTGCTGATCAATTAAATTTGCCAGAATGTTTGCAAGAGCAAATGACTCAACATTATATGTTATCAGTTCAAGACTTAGGAGGAACACACTTTTCAACTCCAACTCAATTAAATGAATTTTATGAAGATGGTGTTGCTATCTTAGAATGGTTTAAAAAACATCGTAGTTCTTATTTTACTAATCAAGGTTATGAGTTAGTAGGTATTGAAATGCCTTTGTATATTCAAGCTTCTGATAGCAATCCAAAAGTAATTATGAATGGATTCTTAGATATAGTAATTCGTCATATTGAATCTGATAAAATAACTATTATCGACTTTAAGACTTCTACTAAAGGTTGGAATGCATATGCGAAGGCAGATAAAACAAAAGCATCACAATTGGTTTTGTATAAATCATATTTTGCTAAACAATATGGATACAATGAAGAGAAGATTGACATTAAGTATGTAATTCTTAAAAGAAAATTAATTGAAGGCTTTATGTATCCACAAAAGCGTATTCAAGAGTTTGTTCCTGCTTCAGGTAAACCAACTCGTAATAAACTTTTAAATGATATTGAGTCTTTTATTAATGTTGGATTTAACCAAGACGGATCTTATAAGACTGATGGAATATTTCCTGCTATTGGATTGGCAGGACTTAAAAATTGTCGTTGGTGTGAGTTTGCAAACAAAGAAGATTTATGTCCAAAAGCAAATAGAATAAAATAATGTTAAACAGATACAAATTGGAAACGAGTTCAGATAAAATAAAGATTGCGTTGATTGGATCTAGGACTTACGAAAATCGAAGAAAGATTCGAGATATGATTTTCAAATTAAAAAACGCTTTCAAAGATAAATTATTAATTGCATCAGGCGGTACTCAAAGTGGTGCTGATAAGTATGTAAAGAAGTATTGTTTAGAGTTAGGTGTTAGCTATATAGAGTTTAATCCTGCACATACAAATAAAAATTTATATTCAGCATTACATGAATCTTATTATAGTAAACCATATCACGTATCTCAATTATTTCATCGAAATGAACTTATTGTAAAGTATTGTGATAAGATGATTTGTTTTCGTAGTGAAGGTAAATCAGTTGGATCAGATCACGTTATCGATATGGCAGTTAAGTATAAAAAACCTTATATAATAATAACAGATAAATCATAATATGAAAAATTTTAAACTGTATCTTATCTATCATTTAAAATGGCAAATAGGAATTGTAGTATCTTGGCCATGTATGTGGTTACTACATGATGTGTTTGGTTGGAACAATTTTTATACAATAATTGGATTTCAATTTGTCGGAGCTTGTATATTTTGGAATGTGGATAAATTAATATTTCGAAATAAAAATATATAAAAGCCGGCCTTGTTTTAAATGAAATACATATTTATATTAAATTAAATAGTTATGACTCAAATACAATTACCAAAGTTAATTAAAGTCGATCCGAACAAAGTTAAAAAGAAAAAAATTCTTTTATTATCGGATGATCTAAGAATGCATTCAGGCATTGCAACAGTATCTCGTGAAATTGTTTTAAATACAGTTAAAGAATATGACTGGGTTCAATTAGGCGCTGCACTTAAACATCCGGATCAAGGAAAATGTTTAGATTTATCTCAAGACATTACAAATCAAACAGGAATTGCAGATGCTAGTGTTAAAATATATTGC